TCGTTCTTCTCCGTTCTTTTTATAAAGAATATTTTTATTGTTATCATCAAGACACCAATTATAAACAATTTGTTGAAATTCATCGTAATCAGTAATAGGTACATCGTCATCAATAACAAAATCGTATAATGAACAACCAAGTCTGCATAAATCAAAACTGTAATTAGGGTCTAATCTCGGTTTATCGTTATCCATATATGGTTCACAATTATATTGTGTAGATGCATCACCAGATGGTGCAAAACTGTCACTACAAAAGCGTTGTCCATTATAATTATATATAGCCCTACCAAAATCAATAATTTTGTAAATTTTCCCGAATGTAGGAACTTTGTATGCATTGCGTTTGTATACATAATATATAAATTCTTGTTCGGTGTTAACATACATAATATTATTAGTATGTAAATCATTATGTGTAAATTGCAATGTTTTTTGGTAACATAACAACGTCATTATAATTTGCATTAATATAGATATACCTTCATCTTTATCCATACATTGGGTTTCAAACAAATTATCAAGAGTTCCGTCACATTTTTGTAATGTTATACCTTGAACTGGAAATTTTTTTATATAAGCAAAGCACTGTTCGGGGTCAACACTTGAGTCATCGTCATCTGTGATATAATCATCCTCATCCTCATCCTCATCCTCATCATCATCATCATCCTCATCCTCATCATCATCCTCATCATCCTCAGCCTCATCATCTGTATCATTACTATCACTATCACTATCACTATCACTATCACTATCACTACCATTTGTATTAGACCGTGAGCTATTTGCAGATGATGATTTTGATATAGCTGGTTTGGTATAAATTAAACTATTATCTAATTGTGATACATTTTCAACAAATACCTGATTATCATTTAAGTCAATAACAGATGTTGAATTAATTTGCTCAATATTATTATTAGAAATATTATGTGGTGTATTCGAAATGCAGATGCGAGGTTTATTTGCATGTGAACCATAATTGTGATAATGATCCATGTTCATGGAAATAGTATGAAATAATTTATTATTGTTTGCATTAAAAAAGGAAGAAGATTGCAAATATTCGTAATCATCTGTAATATCAATTTTGAATTCTTCTTGTATTCCCAGAAATGAACCATAAAAGTCAATACAATGTACAATAGAGTGTTGATGTAATAATTTGCTTGATAAATAACTAAAAAAGCAGTCAACATAGGCCATATTATTTGAATCACATAATTTTGAACAAACATTTTCATTATTTAATGTAGGTAAATTATGCATTTTATCACGAATATTTTCATATTTACCAACCATATATCGTGCAGGGTCTAATAGTGGAGAATATTTAATAAATACAGGTGTTTGCGTGAAACTATCAGTATCAGTATCTAATACAGTATTCATATCAACAATCTGTAATTTATTATTTAATCCAATACGATTATAGTTAGTTTCGTTAAGCGAGAACCACTTATTATATATAGGATTATAGCCCTGAATATGTTGTATGTTATATGGATTATAAGTATTCTCAGTGCCAATTTTAATATTGGAAGATTGTTCTAAATTAGTTAATGATATAGGTTTATACTTAGAGTAGTGGATGTCAAATTTAGGAGTTTTACATAGAGTAGACATATTATAAATGTAAAATACTTTATAAGTGGTTACCATATTTTTTTCACAAATATTAAACTAATGTAACTGTGTTTGTCCTAAAAATACTTTATATGTAGAGTAATTATAAACACAATTTTATAGATTATGACTCTTGAATTGAAAAAATTTAATATGCGTGATATTACATTTAAACCGAATGAAAATAAAGGGCCAGTTGTTGTCTTAATTGGAAGACGTGATACGGGTAAGTCGTTTTTAGTAAGGGATTTATTATTCTATCATCAAGATATACCAATAGGAACTGTAATATCTGGAACAGAAGCCGGCAATGGGTTTTATGCAGCACATGTACCAAAGTTATTTATTCATGAAGAATATAATACAGTATTAATTGAAAATGTACTGCGGCGTCAAAAAACTGTACTGAAACAAATGAATAAAGAAATAGAACAGTATAAGCGTACATCAATTGATCCGCGTGCATTTGTGATTCTTGATGATTGCTTATATGATCAATCATGGACACGTGATAAAATGATGAGATTATTATTTATGAATGGTCGTCATTGGAAAATTATGCTTATTATTACAATGCAATATCCATTAGGTATTCCACCAAATTTGCGTACAAATATTGATTATGTGTTTATATTAAGAGAACCTTATTTAACAAATAGAAAACGTATTTGGGAAAATTATGCGAGTATGTTTCCAACATTAGAATCATTTTGTGCAGTAATGGATCAATGTACTGAAAACTTTGAATGTTTGGTTATTAATAATAATTCAAAATCAAACAAATTAAATGACCAAATCGCTTGGTATAAAGCTGAAAATCATCCTAATTTTAAATTAGGTTCAAAAGAATTTTGGGATATATCAAAGAATATGGGTTCTGATGATGAAGATGAAGCATATGACCCAAGTAAAGGAAAGAAAAAGGCAGGACCAAGTATTAATGTGAAAAAATCAAATTGGTAGTAAAATATCAGTTTAATACATTTTAATCATCATGTGTATCATCTACTTCGGTGTCAATACTGGATTCATCATCATGAACATTATAGTCATCATTGTATATGCTGGTATTAAACATACTATTAGTAATATAAGACAATGATAGAATATGTTGTTTTTCTTCATCTGTATTATCTTCTACGATTTCAATATGACTGTTTTTATAATTTGTATAATAACAATTACTGATATACGGCGTATACCTTGTATTATATTCATGTACGTTAGATATATTATCTTTATTATATATATTATTTTTATCGGTTACCTTAATATATTTACGTCCAAATCCAGGTGATTTTGTTTTAAATCGGTTTAATTGATAAATTAACTCAAACCGTGCATTTGTCTTAGATGATATACATAGTGAATAATTTGATGTATAAAATAGATGTAAGAATGGTTTCATTGCAGGAATCAATACTTCGTCTGGAAAGTCATCGTGTATAATAATTTTCATATTGGGATCATAACACTGTTTATTATACGCGTCCAACATAGTGTTAATATCCCAAAATAACTTGTCATTATCAGTAGTGTCAGTGGTCATGGTTTTTACATGCATTTCACGTATCATATTTTCCGTATTATTTCTAAAAATTTTTAAATGAAAATTATGTAAAAAATATTGATGGAAAATACTGGGTAATATAAAACCACCATGTTTCATAAAAAAGTAAATATTATATAGATGTGATTTGTCAAAAATACTATTATTATATGGATTTTTTATAGGTAATGGTTCGGCATGAATATATGGTGAATTAGTTAATGCATTTTCAATAATTTTGGTTAAATCGGTTTTGGTAAACAAATATTTCCTACCATATTGTAATAGACTACATACAAAGTACTGATTTTCATTTATAGGATTCATAATTAAATCATGTTGATTTGATATTTTGCTTATTTTCCATTTACATTTCCATACAAATTTACACAAATTATTGTGTATCTTCTGTATATCCTGAAATATTGATATAAATTCTGTTTTTTGATTAGATGATAAGAATGGATTATCTAATACACTTTTAAGATAATTAAATTTTTCTTTTTTATAGGTAGTTTTTGTATTCAGCAACTGATGTATAAATGATGTAGAAAGAATGTACATTAAGGTATTTGGTGCTTTTTGAAAATTAATAAAGGAAATATCAAAATAAGATGGGTTATTAAGATAATCTTTACTCATACCAACTGGTTCAATATTACTTGATACATATTTTTGATATAATATATCTGTTATTGTAGTCATATTATATAATTGTTTTTACTATATAATATATATTTGCATATCTATATCCTTTTATTAAATTAATAGGTACTTACATAAAAGTCTAATGAGTTAATCTACTTCATCAAGGGAATCCTTGTTATTAGCTTGTTCCAATAATAGTTCATTTCGTAATTGTGTTGATTCTGCATCAGCGACTTCACGTTCTTCAAAATTAACAGTTTCTTTCACACCTATTAGGTTACCATCATCATCCATAGATTGCGTAAGTACATTTCCACTAATTTTAGCTTTCTCAATATTTTCCATAATGGCTTGCTTTTTTGTTTCCCGAATACGTTCCTCAAACTCTTTCTTAGCCATCTCTTCATTTTTTATTTTTTCTTGATGCAATGCATTTAACTCTTCTTCCAAGTGTTCAACTCTGCCAGTCTTGTATGCATCTGGGTCCCATGGAATCCATACACCAACTGGTCCAACAAAAATATCGTGGTTTGGGTCTTGGTCTCGTAGTTTTTTACATTTCTGTTCAGCTTCCTCTTGACTTGCAAATACACCGCGTACCTTTAGGCCACGTGTTGATGTTTGGAAAGAATGTTCCTTATTAAATTTCTCATTAAGTTTATCTTCTTGTTTATCCATGAAATTCTTATAATCATCCTCTATTCCACTCTTCTTTAATTTATCACTTTCTTCCTTTACAAAATCATTGAAATCAGCAATTAAGGTGTCTACGTTCATATTGTGTTTATATGCGATAAAATGAATAAATTCAAAATATCGTTCCATTGATTTAGAAAATTCCCAATTTTTAATAAATTGGTCAAATAAATATACCTCTCGTTTTTTTAAAATTTTTTCAGGGGATACAAATGAAAGACATGTAAATTTTTGTCCAGCAATTGAAGAATCTTCATCGCATAAATCTACATATTTAGGGTTGTTTTCACCATTTGGCAATGTTTTTTTCTCAAAAGATGACATTATAAAATATACTCAAGTTATATATTTAAGTGTTTTCTTCATAACATAATATTTCTATTTAATCATTTAGTTTGAATTATTTTATTGTAATATAATATATCATAAAATGACAGAAATGTTTGACATGAATGAACTTTTAAAACGTGCTATCAAATACCTTATTGAAGGTTTAGCTGTGGCTATCTGTGCCATGTTAATCCCCAAGAAGGCATTAGGTGTTGAAGAGATTGTTATTATTGCCTTAACTGCCGCCGCTACATTTAGCATTCTTGATGTATTTATTCCTTCTATGGGTTCAAGTGCAAGAAATGGTGCTGGTATGACTCTTGGTAGTACTCTTGTTGGTGGTATCCGTCTTGCTGCATAAGTATATATTTACACGTAAATAATATAAATTAATATTAATAATATATTAATATTAATAATGAGTGACGAAAACGTTAATCTAAAACCAAGTGATATTGTAAAAGAAAATAAGGAAAGAGCCAATAATACTATTTTTAACAAAGTAAGTGAAACATTGAATGTAGATGCTGAACATATAGTGTGTCATAAAAAATGGCGATCGCCAATGACTCCACATCAATGTGAATGTATTCATAAAAAATTAAACACTTGTTTTAATGAACATATATATAAATTATATAATTCCGTTGCATATAAAGAAACATGGTATGAAAATGTGCGGGGATTTATAGCCATTCATAGTAATATAGAACTTAATATAAATACAATTGATTTGAGTGACCAAGAAATTTTAGAAATCAGAGATCATGGGTTTTCTCTTTTTGTAAGCGATGATTGTGCTGATATCGATGAAGATGAATTTGATGGACCAAATGATTTATCAATTCACGAGTGGGAAACTATAGATGATATTATTATGTATTATTATTTGAATGACACGAATAATAGTTAAATTTACATTATATTTTGATATTCTAAATATAATGTTTATACAGTTGGAAAATATTGCCAGTCTAAATCGGTGCAGACGTTTTTCCATATCATATCTTGTTCCAATTGTTTTTCGCGGTCTTTCATCATTGGAATATATGGTAAATATTGCATTTGGTCAAGTAATACACATAATTGATGAAGCGTGTATGTGTAATTAAAAAAATTCGTTCTACTTGGTGGACAATGAACTGCCCATGGTTTTTGGATTTCAATGAATAATACACATAATGTTTCATGTAATTCCTCATTCATTACTGGAGGTTTAATACCAAACATAGAGTTAATATATTGAATATGTTCAAAATATTTATTATATCCTAATTTTCTCAATATTTCTCTCATTTTATCATAATTTATTAATGACATGTCTGTTATTCTTTCTTTTTTTATTCGTGCACGAATATCATTCATCACTTCATCTGGAATTTGGGTAGTTTCTTTTGCTTGAAATTGTGATAAAATTTCTTTGAAATGATTCAGTCTAATATAAGCAGTATATGACACCTCATTTGGTGGTTCTTTGTTTGTTGGTTTAGAACTATCTATGATATATGTAATAAATTTACCACATGCTTTATTATTACATATTAGTATCCCTTCTTCGTCTTGTGGAATTAGTTCTCCAGAATTACATGTATCACATATATCAGTAGGCACTACAAAATCTTGGATGTTAGTAATCTCATTCGTTACATTTCGCCAATAATGCTGGTACGATTGTTTGGATTTTGCATATTTATCATTGTTCAAATCTCCTGAATTTGTATCTGTAGCCTTTATTTTAAAGAAGGAATTGAGAACATTGGAATTTTGATTCACCGTATTTGAATCTACTGATATTTGTTGTTTTTGTTCAAAGTAATCAAACACATGTTTTGAATTATTAAGCAAATATTCTTTTTTTTCTCTTGTAAGTGCTGATATTTCACGTCTTATTGCTTTAATTCTATCACACTTATCCATATATTCATCATACTGATTTTTATGTAGAGTTTTTATTTTTTCTTTCAGGTTCTCTTTTTCTTTTTCCAACTCTGGAATTGTTTCAGTTTCTATTTTGTGAAATTTATTTAATAATTCGGTGTGTTTTATATCAATCGTATGTAATCCTGTTGGTTTTTGTGGATTACCCTTTTTTTGGTTCGAATTCATAGAATTGGTTGTAATATTTATTCATGTGTTTTTATGTTGCTTTTTTCGTTTTTGATTTTTTATTATTTTTTGTTTTTTCGTGTTTGCTTATTTTTTACATAATAAATACGCTTGGTTTGTTTTTTGGGTTTTTGTTTTCTTGTTTTATTTTGTTTCTTTGTTTTATTTTTACGTGTTTTTTTCCCACCCACCGTATTTTTGGGTTCAGTAGATCTAACTTTCTTTAATGTAGGAGTAGACCCAGTTTTCCTAAATCCATGAGTATCTGGCCGACTTCCAGGAGTAGTTGGCCGACTTCCAGGTCCAAAACTCAACGTATCAAAACCTAATGTACTACTCGTTCTACCTTCTACACTACCTGGTGTACCCTCCCTTGATAATCTTGGACTTTTTAAATTTGGTTGTTCCACCATATAACTTGATACTTCTGGATCATCTAATGTATTAGAACGTTCTTTATTAGAAGGGACGTTTATAACAAATTTGTGTTTTTGACCTATTGGACCACTTTCATCATCACCACTGCTAAAACCGTAAGGTTGACTATCACTACTAACACCCTGAACATCCTCTGTACCAAATGGTTCACTATCACTGCTAAACCAGTAAGGTTGACTCCCAGAATTTTTAAGGGGGTGTTCGTATTCATCTGGATTAAATATTGGAAGTTTTTTGTTATCATCGGGTTCTTCATTAGAATCTGTGTCGGTGTCTGAGCTGCCTATAGTAGCATCACTTGTTGAATCCTCAACTGCATGTGAACCTTTATTAGTTTTTAATGGTTGAATTGGTATTACAGGAGAAACAGACCTATTAGTTTCTACAGAATCTTCAGTTTTTGGCAACTGTTTAAGCATTATATTTTTAAAAAATTTAGTTGTTCCCTCTTGCAAGACTTGTTTCTTTTTTTCAACCTCTTCTTGTATTCTATGGTCTTCCTCCAATAAATAATCATATACATGTTTAATCTCATCAGTAGTAATATTCTTAATTTCAGTATTCTTATTTGATAAAGTGGAAATAAGTAAATTTATATTTACGGAGGTGTTATTATCTGCGATGGTTGATGTATCATCAAATGTTGTATTATTTACCCCTATTTGAAATTCTTCCCAAAAGTGATTTTCAAATTCTTTTTTAAATATATTTTCATAAACTTCAATATCAAAACAATCTGCATCTGCATCACTACATAATTCGTAAATATTATCATCACCTGCACCAGCAGCAGGAGGAGGAGAACCACCTAATACTGTACGTCCAGCCATTTCTGTTGCCATCTTTTTATATGCATTAAGAGAAATATGGGTAAAAAAAGTGGCTATTTGTATTATTGCATTAAGATAGGGTAAATTGCTGGTAGCTTTTGGACGAGGTACTTTTGCGTTTAATACATCTACACGTTTTTCTAACATAAGAACTATTTCTTTTTTACGGTTATTTATGGCTGTATCACTATAACCGTATAAAGGACGAGTTTCTGTTTCTCCTGGAAAAGCTACATTAATAGTACTACATTTATCGTT